CGACAACCTAATTTTAAATTAGGATTTAGTAACTTATATTCTACTAAAATACATGAGCTTGCGCACAGAGCTAATGCAGGGCATGCTTCTTTACTAACTAGTAGTAATACTGGCTCTGGTAATTATATTAAAACTACAGAAGATTTTAAATCTCCTAGTAAAATATCAGAATTAGAAGATTACTATAAAACATTTTTTACAAACGCTCCAGCAGATTCTGGACATAGTCCAAATTATACAGTTTTAGGAAAGAGCTCTATTGATGCTAAAAATCGCACTAATTATTTATTATCAGCCCCTGAATTAAAATCTCAAAAAAAAGAATTAGAATCTGCCCTTAAAGCTGCGGGTGTATGGGATGCATCTTCTGGTCCTTTTACTCAGGATCACATTGAAAAATTAAGAAGTTCTCAATTTGATATAGGAGGAAATACTCCTGCTTCACATTTATTTAAAGGTTTAAATATTCCAACAATTAGAGATCCTTACAATCAATATGGAAATCAAAATGTAGAAAGAATACAAAGTAATCTTCCTTATTATGAGAATAGGTATCCCGATACAGACTTTAGTACTCCTGAAAATATTGAAAATTTTCTACAACAAGAGAAAACAAAATACGAACAAAATCAAAACCGAGATAGCAAAAACCTTATAAAATTTATGAATGAGGTTGCTATGAAAAAGAATTTAGAAAAAGCTAATGCATCTCAATTTGCGCAAGATGGTGGGTATAAAAGAAAAACTAGTAACTATCTTGATGACTTAGAAGATAAAGTTAATGAAAAGTTAGGCCACCCTATGTATGAGGCTTTTAACTATTCAGCAATACCTAACTATAATGTTGTTGCTCCACAGTACAGAGATGTACAAGATCAAATTGATCAAAGGCGTTATGAAATTTATGACAACTTATATGATCAAAGACATTATAAAGGGTTTGATGAAAAAGTAGAAAAAGCTAGAAGTGAAGATCCTATACTTAAAGATTTATTAATACAAGAAAAGGCTCTAAGTAGTCAATATCCTACTATTACTAGATCAATAAGAGAAGTCGTAGACTCACATAGGCATACAGCAGCAGGGTATAAAACTTCAAAAGCTATAGAAAATAAAGTAAAAAATGTTCCATACATTGGAGGAATGTTAGATAAAATAGGAGCAGATAAACTTGCAGGATTTCTAGGTTCAAATCTTTTTGGGATGGGGCATGAAGCCATGACTCTTATGCAAGATACAAGGCCTTTAGAAGTAAAAGCTAAAGAATCTTATGAAGATATTTATAATAATGCAATGGGGTCATTAATAGCAGCATCTGGTAAATCTGAAGATGACGCTATGAGAACTATATTTAGTCTAGAAAAACAAGGTAGATTAAAAAAAGGACAAGTAGTAACTCCTATAGATAATACAACTAAACAAAAAGGTGGATTTGAAAACCAATTTAATACAAATTATAAACAAGATCTTGAAAATGTTTATACATCTAATTTTAAAGCTCAAAAAGAGCAAGCGCCTAAAGATTTCAAAAAAAGATTAAGAATTCCAGAAAGTAGTAACGGTGTTAATATGATAAATAAAACTAGTACTGCTACAGGTTTGTATGGGCAACTGTTTAGTGAAATAAAAGATATGCCAGAATTAAAAGGTATTACTAGAGAAGAATTTGCAGCTGATACTACTTTGCAAAACCAATTATTAGATATGAGGTGGAGAGGAGATATTCCTGATGTAAGAGGTCTTAAAGAAAATGTTAAACATTATAGAGAAAAATATTCAGAGCAAACTAAAGATTTTACTAATGATGAACTTGCAGCGTTATCTCATTTTTTAGGAAGACAAGGCGGTAGGAAATATTTTGCTTCTATTAGAGATAATAAACCTTTTAAAGTTCCTGGTGTAAATAAAACTCCAGAAGAGTATATAAAAGAATATAGAAAAGGTAAAAAAAGAGGTGGTTATAAACCAAGATTTTTGTAATAAGTGTTATACAATAATGACAACTTTGAAAAAATAAAAACTATAAAAAATATTAATATAAATCGTATTTTTGTAACTTAATAAAACTAAATATATATGGACCCAAATGAAAAAATACAATTGGATGACATTACTTTTGACGATGTAATCGCAGGTGATGGAGTTGACACAGTAAGTATTGATGATACTGCTGAAGTTGAAACGGAAGAAACTGCAGAAGAAACTACAGAAGAAGTAGTAGACGAAGTAGAAGAAACGGAAGAAGAAATAGAAGAAGAGGATACTGAAGAAGATGATGATGATGATGACGTTGAACCTTCTGAAAAAAGCGACACTGTAGTAGGAGAAATTCTAAGTGCTTTAGGATACGAAGTTGAAGGAGATTATCCTGATACTGCAGAAGGGCTTACAGAGATGACAAAAGATATTGCTTCTCAAATGGCAGACGATAGACTTGATGAAGTTTTAGAAGCATTTCCTTTAGTAAAAGATCACCTGCAGTATGTATTAGCTGGAGGACAATCGCAAGATTTTATGCAAGCGCACGATCCTAATTTAGATTACAATGCGTTTACTCTTACTGAAGATGATACAAGAAGTCAGAAAGCAATATTGTCTGACTATTTTAGAGTAAAAGGTCATGACAATGATTTTATAAATGAAATGCTAGAAGATTACGAAGATTCTGGCAAATTGCATAATAAAGCAGAAGCTGCTCGACAAGCTTTAGGAAAAGCACAAGAACAGCAAAATGCACAGTTGGTTGAACAACAAAATCAAATGAGATACCAACAAATGCAAGAACAAGAAACTTTTTGGAACGGAGTAGCCGACACAATTAAAGACTCAAAAGAGTTTGCGGGACTACAAGTTACAGAAAGAGAGAAAAGTAAATTTTTTAATTACCTTTCTCAACCAGTGTCTAGAGATGGACGCACACAACGTGATTTAGATCATGCAGAAGCAGACATGGAAGTAAAACTAGCAATAGATTACTTAATGTTTAAAGGTTTTAACTTGGATACAATTATTGATAAAAAAGCTAAAACTAAGCAGACTAAATCCCTGAGAGATAAAATTGCCAAAAACGAAGCAACTGTTAAAAGTGCTCGTAAGGCCTCTAGGTCAAAAAAGTCTTTTGATATAGATGATTTAGATCTTAGCATATAATTGACTAACTCTCAAGGCGACTTGAATTTAGTATATAACTTTTTAAAATGATAATAAAATGAGCAATGGAACTAACATAAGCGTACAAAAAACGTTTTATAATGATTCGCAAATGACTGATATGAACAGTCTAGCAAACGCGTTGTTGTCTAAGCCTACTGAATTATCTCCTATTATTACTCATTTGGCGGGTAAGGATGATAAGCGATTTCCTTTATCTTTCTTAACAGAAGGTGTTGGTAACGTAAAATCAATTGATCGCCTTGAGTATGAATATCGTGTGGCAACACACCGCAGGAGAACTAGACCAGTAGCGGCTGCGCCATCAACTACTACCAACTTGGGACTTGGTGGTTCTACGTTTGAATTAACTTTCCCAGATAAAAACTTTATTTTCCCATACGTACTAGTATCTCAAACAGGGGTACAAGCTCGTATCATGAAAGAGCCAATGCAGGTTTCTGGTGGAACTGGTTGGGTTTACACTTTACAATTAGTAAATCCTGATCCAGCAGCAACTATGCCAGCAGCTGATGTTGCAGCAGGTTCTTTGTTTGCACAAATGTTTGCTCCTGTAGGAGTTGACTTCTCTCGTGGAAACGCTTCTAACTGGGAAACTCCAGGTAAAGTAAGAAACAAACTGACTACAGTTCGTAAATCTTACCACATGTCTGGTAACGCTAAAGATTTTGTAGCAGAATTTTCTCTACCAACTAAAGGTGGATCTACTACTAAACTTTGGATGGATTATGAAGAGTATTTACACATGCTTGACTTTAAAGAAGAGTGTGAAATGTATTACTGGTACGGGCAAAAGACTTATGATTCTAATGGTGTAACAACTATGAAAGATGAAAACGGTCAGCCTGTAATCGTTGGTCCTGGTTTATTAGAGCAAATTGTTGAAACAGACACTTACTCTACTATGACTGAGACAAAATTAAAGAACATCATCGGTGATTTATTCTACGGAATGACTGACGCATCTCAAAAGCAAGTTACATTGTACACAGGTACAGGTGGTGCTCGTGAGTTTGATGAGGCTCTTAAAAACCACTTCTCAGGATCAGCTGGTTCTTGGAAAGTGGGTGGTGAAAACAGATTCATCACAGGTTCAGGTAGATCACTAGGTCTAACTGGATACTTTAATTCGTACGAGCATGTAGACGGACATGTAATCAATGTGGTAAAATTACCAATCTTTGATCATGGTGCTGTTGCTCAAGCTCGTGCTAAGCACCCAGTTACGGGTTATTCTTTAGAATCTTACCGTATGGTATTTGTTGATCAGTCAAACTATGACGGACAAAATAACCTACAAATGATTTCTAAGAAAGGTCGTGAAGCAATGAGATGGTGTGTTGCTGGTTCTGTAGTACCAAGAGGTTTCTCTGCTACAGATACAAGAGCATCTGACGTTGACGGTGCGAGTGTACACATGTTAAAGACAGCTGGTATCGCGCTTAAGCGTTTTGATACTTCGCTTGACATTACATGCGTCGCTTCTTAATTAGGCATTAATTTGCGTCTATATATTGGTTTTTTATTGAGGTTGTGGGGGAGTTAATCCCCCGCGATTTCAATTTTAAAATATTGGGGAGTTATTCTTTACATCCATTATTAAAACTTTAAAAGAACTAAATTATGAGTAAAACAGTTTACTTGAGAAGAAAACCTTTAGAAGGTTACCTTCCAAAAGAGGTGCGAGCTGAGGCAACAACAAAACTTAGCAGTGTTTATGTAAATAGACAACCTTTGAAAGGATTTAATCCTGACGAAGAAAAAAAGTTTATGCAAGGAATATTAGATGTTAGTCCTGAACATGTTGAATGGCCAAGACACTCTAAAAAATTCTGGGCAGAGCTTACAATCCCTGTATCATTTACAGGAGTGCAGCTTGAGATAGGAATGAATGAAGATGGTACAGCCATAAGTATTATGGATTATATCAAATACAGATTTGCACTAGCTCATCCATATGTAGCTTTAACAAAAGCAGAAATGGAAAAAGACAGCACAAAAAAGTTTTATATTCAAGATCTTACTAGAGAAGATAAGGATAAAAACAATGAAATCCAGTTTAGAAAAGACGCTGATAAAGAATTTATCAAGTTGTCATCTAACCCGAAAAATATGGCAAGAGTTCTAAGGTTATTAACTAGCAGTAACCCTGCAAGAATGACTTCTGATCAGATTGAAAATGCTCTTTATGAGTTTAAAAGTAAGAGTCCTAAAAAATTCTTACGAGTTGCAACTGATAAGAATCTTGAAATGAAAGCAGAAATTGACGAAATGATTTCAGCTGGAGTTTTACGTAAGATTGGAAATCAAGTTATATTTATTGACGAAGTTCTTGGCGACACAATGGAAGACACAGTTATCCATTTAAAAGACAAGAAAAATTCTGGAAAGTTGACAATTTTAAGATCAAAACTAAAAGAATTGGCATTAAAATAATATGACAGTAAACGAAATGCATTTAGCGGTTCAGCAAGGAGTGGATAAAATTAATTCACTCCAAGCTGACTTGCTTTTACCAGAAGAGATAGATATTGAACTTAACAAAAACATGTTTAAGTTTATAAATTTAAAGTATGGTAAAAACAATAAATATGGAAAAGGGTTTGAAGAATCTCAAAAACGAGTTGATGATTTAAGATTTCTTTTAACTGAAGCAGTATTACTTGCTACATTTAAAGAGCAGTTAAGTAATAAATTTTACATAGATACTGTAGAGCTTCCAAATGACTATATGTATTTAATAAATCATATTTCAAAAGTTTTAATAAACAATTGTAATCCAATAGCATTTACTTTAGCAAGCGTTGATGAAAGTTTAAGCTATTTTACATTTGATTTAGATTTTGCTTTAAAAGGTAACACAGGATTTATTAACTCTTTAGTTATGAGAACTGATGTTGACGACCTTACTACTGCAAATTATTTAAATCAAACTATATGGGAATTACCAACAGGTTTACAATTCCCTCAGGATATAGAGGTATTTAGATTATCTTTAATAAATCCTGATAATATAATTGCTCCAGGAATAAGTATATTTTGGGAGCAGTATGGTACTTTAAATTTACCAGGACAATTTATTGTAAAAGTAGATACTAACACATACCCACAGTTTAATTGGGATGCGTCAGTAACAAATACTTACACAAGCACAAACCTAATTACATCATTAGTTGCTGTAGATACTTTAAATCAAATAGATACAGCTGTTCTTGATCCAATTACAGGTTTAGAAGAAAATTTAATAGTAGAAGGATTGTATGAAGCGGACATATTTGATGATTCTAGAATTGCAACACAATCTACAGGATCGTTAAAATCACAAAATAAATTTGTACAACAAGATGACATTTTTACTTTGTTAAATGACCCTTTTAATACAACTAAGCATACAAAACCTTTATCTACTATACGAGCTAATAATATTGATGTTTATACGAATGATATATTTATAACAGAAAGCGTAAAAATATTATACATTAGAGAACCCGCTCAGATTTCACTATCTTTGGGGACTGACTGCGAACTGCCTAACCATACTCATCAAGAGATTGTGGACATGACAGTAAGCGGTATTTTAGAGGGAATTAGTGACCCTAGGTACCGATCTCATAACGCTGAGGTTGGTAAAAATGAATAATTATTAATAGTGGCATAGAGCCACAAAAACTTTATTAAAATGGCAAGACATTTAATAGTCGGTAACGGTGTTGCGTATGGGATCACAAATGGTCTTTATACAGACGGTGCAGTTACTATTGAAAAGAAAAGTGACAATGGACCAGTTCCATTAGCATTAGGAGATACTTTTGCAGACTCTCCATACATTAGATTTGTACAAGGTGGATACCACGGTAAAAACCTTTACTCTCCATGGTTTTATGGAAAAGATGTAATTGATTATAGCGGAAGCTCTTATTCTGCAGCATTACCTCACCAACACACTGTAACAATTGCAGGTGCAGCAGGTTCAGCAGGAGAAGTTGTTATTAAGTTTGTAAGAAAAGATGGTGTAAAACCAGAATTCTTTAGCTTTACAACAGAAATTCCTAACGGTACAGCTAACACGGATGCAGACTTATTAGTAAAAGCAGCTTATGAGGCTGCAACTTTACCTGATTGGTTAGAAGATGACTGTGACGCAACTGCAGGTGCTACTGTAGTATTTGAAGGCGCTGTTAGAGGTGATGTAGCTCAAAGTGGTAACACTTGGGAATACGGACCTGCTATCTTTGATGTAATTGTAGAATCTTATTCTGGAACTACACAAACTTACACAGCTACTGCATCTGGATCAGCTACTCAAAATGCTTTTCCTGGTATTGGTGATAACGCTGCTGTAGCTAACTTTGAAAAAGAGTTAAGAGGTGCAGCTTACGG